TGACACTTGATGAAATCCAACCAATGTTTAATTCAAATGTAAAGGAAAGCCCCGATCGCGAACCTAAATTTCGTGTGAAGGTTGATACCGATCACAATAGTATGATCAAAGCGGCTGTCTATGACGCAAACAAAAACCCAATCAAGACGGAGGTTTCAAATGGTCTCTATGCAAGAAATAGTGGACATGCTATTGTTGAACTCAATAGTGTGTATTTCTTGAACAGAAAGTTTGGTTGTACTTGGAAACTTAATCAGTTGGTTGTTTATGAACCACAAAATCTCAAGGGATTTCAATTTCAAATCTAATAGAGTGGTCTGTAAGTGTTGGTACCCGGTCTGTTGTAATACGCAGGTACGGGACTATAATTACGTCCCACACCACCAGTCTTTGTATAGAACGCATTACTGGTGGTTTGGTAAATGCGATTCTTTTTAGCATCTAAATAGTTGGTGGCTGCAGCTTTTGTCTGATTTCTGTAATCATATGCCAGACCTCTCGCATTCCTTTTGAGGTCTTTAGCCATACCATACGCCTCCCTCTTAACCTGACGTGCCGCCGACTTTGCCATACCTTTGGCCATACTCTTGGCTAACATACCCGCAAGTGCCGCCATTTATATTTACTTATTACCGCTATTTTTGTTTTTATTCAAAAGAAGAAGGTGATATATGATTTGAGCCTCCTTAAGAAGTTTACCCTGAATCTTGGTAAAACTCTTAGGGTCCAAACCTAACTTAATCTTAGCCAGCTTGACGGACTCATCCCACTTCGCGAGAGTCATTCTTACATTACACCTACAAATTTTTACGCCATCTTCTTCATCTTCTTCTTGTAAGCGGCAGTACCTTCCTTTGGCTGAAGGGCGAACTTACCCTTCTTTGGCTTGAAGACCTTGGTCAAGTGCTTCTTACCCTCCTTCTTCATACGCTCAAGAGCAGACTTGTGCGCTTGGACCGACTTGATTTGGCCATCGTTTGGATCCAACATGAGATCCTTGACGCGGAGACCACCTGAGGTCTTCTCGGCGGTTCCGTGGAAAACTTCGGCACGACTTCCGATTGGTTTCATAGACATCTTTTTATATATTAGGCTTTGAAAATTTTCTTGATGTCCAAAATTGAAATCCTCTCTGTAGTTCTCTTGACTGGTATTTGATTTTCAATTCTCTCATCATTAAGAACTTTTGAACACACGATAGATTTGTGACCCTGGAGCGCCATCATTTCTTCCTCAACACTCACAAATGTATCGCTCTCTTTGTATATGAGTTTCTTGACATAAACCTGTTTCGTTTGTCCTGTGCGATGACTGCGACCCACAGCTTGGAGTTCTGTCGCAGGGTTCCAAGAAGGTCCCGTAATATAAACACGCGTCGCCTCTTGGAGGTTGAGTCCCTGACCTCCCGACTTGATTTGAATAATGAAAACAGCCCCCGGAGGTGCCCTTTTGAACGCAGTCATCTGATTGTCACGCTCCTCTTTTGGTACTGAACCATCAATACGGAATGTTGGACCTTCCAGGTTCTTTTGAATAAAGTCCATCTCACCCCTGAATTGACAGAAGACGAGGGTTTTCTCATCTGGGTGGGACTTAATCATACGAAAGAGGGTCTCCATCTTGTTAGACCTACCAATCCACTGTTCAGGTTGTGTACCATTCTGTTTAGCAATACCATCTAAGTACATCTGTGGAAGTATCATACATTGTCTGGCGCGAAGGAGGCACTCCAATATGACCATATTTTTGGAGTTGAGACTGACGGCGTGCTTGAAAGCATCCTTGATTGTATCCTGAGCATCCTTGAAGACAAACTCATACAACTGCCTCTCATCGGGGAACATCTCAAGTTCCACATTCTCAAAGTAACACGGGGGGAGTTCCAATCTTGTGTTGATCTTTGCCAAGTCCTCTTTGGTTCTACGAAGAATGTAAATATCCTGGATCTTGTTGGTCATTCCCTGAACGAGAGACTTCTCAATACCAAGGAAGGTGCATAGGGACACAAAGTCGTTCATAGAATTGAAAACGGGGGTACCAGTCACAATCCATTTAATATCAGTCTTGAGCCTACACACGCTCTTGAAGAGTCTTGAAGACTTGTTCCGAATTTCGTGAGCTTCATCCAAGATCACACGATCCCAGGTGTGTCTGTGAATTATGGTTTCTTCGGGTGTTGAGAGGAGGGAGTAGGGCATTATAACGATGTCCGCTTCTTTGAGGTGTCTCTTTGGTCCATCAAAGAGGTGGACGGATAAATGTGGCGCAAACTTCCCAATCTCATTTGCCCACTGTGTAATGATGGATTTGGGTACGACAATGAGAGTACTCTTTTTGCGGTTTCCCAACATAGTAGCAATCAATTGCGCACTTTTTCCCAGACCCATCTCGTCGCAAAGGAAGCCACCCTTCGGCCCAGATGTTTGGTTCTCCATGGTAAGCATCCAAAGGACACCTTCGCGTTGGTAAGGGGCGAATAGCCTACCATTGAATTTGTCCTTTGCATGGTTGTATTGTTCCTCGATAGTCATGGTTTTGGTTTGATTTTTACATAGGGGTGGTACACTTAGGTGGTTATTAGCTGAGGACAATCTATCAAAAAGTGATTCGTATAAAGAGAAGGACAAGGTTGCTATGATAGAGAGAATTCAATCATCAACATACATATCCTCGTCGGAAATTGGTTGAATTTCGCATACGGGTGGGGGCACCTCTTTCTTCTTGCGGGTCTTCTTCTCCTTGGGTTTGGGTAGTTCATCCAGGTGTTCCCTATAGTAGAGAACCTTATCCCAGAATTCCTTCATTATCGGTAAATTTGTTGTCCACCATTCGGGATCTCTCTTTACATTAACAACTACAAACTCCTCTGGTCTTGGCCAATTTGTCTCAGCAGGCTTGTATTGAATGAAATCGGCTTCTTCTAAGTCTAAAATCTGCATACATAACTGCAATTGAGGCATGTAATGCTCGGGAACAGATGCTTCAATTTTACGAGACATTGGACACTTAATTTCTACAAGTTTCCCAGACTCTGTCACACCATCGGGGCTACCACCTAACCATGTATGAATCGGATGGGGGACGAGACCTAATTCATGTACGACTTCACCATGTCTCTCTTCATAGAGGATACGGGCTTCATCTTCATATTTCTCACCGTGCCTTGTGGCTTCATTGCCCATAAAACGGGGTCCAATACCACATTTTTTAAGAAGGAGATCTTCGGGTTTTTCATACTTATTCACGCCGATGGCTGTTGCTGCGTCTGAGGCGGTTAGGAGATTTCCACGAAGAGCAAGCCATTCTTCAGACTTCTGCGCCGCATATTCCCGCTCAATCAAGACTTTGACATTGGGATGCATGTTAATTTATTGTTGCGGATAGTTTTTAAGTTGTTCAAAGAATGCTCGAGCTGCCAATTGTTCGGCTTGCTTTTTACTCTTGGCTTCCCCCCTACCCCCAAATTGACCATTTATGTAGGCATCAATGTAAAAAACACCTTCGTGATGACCCATAACACGGTATTCAGGTAATGGAAGATTCATAATTTGGCAATAGCGCATGAGGTGATCCTTAAAGTTATCATCAATCATGATCTTATTGAGATCAATAAAATTGGGATCATTGTAGATTCTAAGAACAAACTCCTTTGCGTGAAGGAGACCCAAATCCATGTAGATCGCGCCGACAAGGGCTTCAAAGACATCCTCTAGAATCTTTGGGTTGTTATTCCAGTTGTTCCTCATGCCCTTCTCATCCATGAGAACCATGTTATTGAGACCCATTTTGAGAGCTATATCAGCTAGGGTCTCCGAGCGAACGAGTTTTGTACGAGCTTTGGTGAGAAATCCTTCTTGTCTCTCTTCATATCTATCAAAGAGGAACTTGGTAATGATAAAACCTAACACGGAATCACCCATAAACTCAAGGGTCTCAAATGACTCATTGAATTGTTCATACTCTTTGAGTGCGGATTTGTGGGTAAAAGCACGTTGGTAGAAAGACAGGTTTTTTATTTTTGTACCGACGAGTTGTTCAATATCTTTTTGATTGAAGTTCATATTGTTAAAATGTGTTATTTTTTTAAGCCTTCTTCACGTAGTGTGGAGAGAGGTACTTTTGAAGGTTAAGGTAGGTGACGATGACGTCAGCTGGTGGTTGCAACAAATCCTTGAGCTTTTCGTCCAAGATAAGTTGGCGACCGTTTTCGGGATGCTTCAAGCCCTTCTCGGTGATGTACTTGTTGATGAACTTAGTAACCTCAGAGCGAGAGATGAGTTCACCGTCGGCAAGACCCAAGAACTCACGCAACTTAGGTGTTACTTCTTGCTTTCGGTTGAAGCCGTTGTTCGCAGCACGAGCCTTCGCCTTTTCGCCATCTGGGTCCTCTTGGGTGCTCTTAACCTTACGGACAAGCTTGGTGAGGGCCTTGACATCGGCGCGGAGGGCAGTAATTTCAGCTTGGATAGTTTCAAAAGACATCTTATACCTTGTATTGCGTCTTAATCTTTAAGTCACAGCATACAACAAAATTACGAGAGAAATTGCTATCAAAATTAAAAGAGCTTGTGTTTTGGAATCTCTAATTTCATACGTTGGACGGTCTATAATTCTAAAGGGTTCCTTGGGGAAATCACCGGGGCATCCTCCAGAGCAACAACCAGAGGGACAGGGAAGAACTTTTGGTCCTTTGCGTACACCACAGAATTGAACCTGCTTGGGGTCTGTCACGTCTGAGTAGGCGTAGCAGCGACATTCTTCAATCACATTGCAGACCATATTATTATGTGGCAATATAATAATGGACACTGAAATTTATTCAGAAGCTGTGATCAATAGGTTCATGAAGAAAAATTTATTCTTCAACGATCCACTTCTTGAAAAGTACTACAAGACGGATAACCTTGCTGCGTTCAGGAAGAGAGTGCACAGAGTTCATGGTAAGGAAAATTTTGAAAAGATGATCTACGCTGTTGTTACAGACTCTGTGCGTGACATTGTTCTTAGAACGGCGGCTGAACTCGCAGAATTCCTCAAGCCCATGGGTGACCTCGTTGTCTCTGGAGGTGAAGCTTTCAATATGTATCTGGATAGAGCTGATCGCCTCGTTACGAGTGATATAGACACAAAGTTCATCCCCACTATTCCATATGACGACAAATACTTTGGTAAACTTCAGGGTATCAAGCTCCTTTTGTGGAACAAATTGGGTGAAATCGCGAGGCGCGTCAACACGAAAATCAAACAGCGTCTTTCCCAAAAGACCAAGTTGGGGCGATTCCTTGGTCTGGGTTTCTCTGAAAATGGTCCATATGTGACACGGCGCTACCTTCTCATCAAGAAGAAGAAGTCTCAGCGTGGCGCTGAACCAGGTAAGGGTGACATTTTCATTGATGTGGAACTTTTCGCACTTGATCTCAACCTTAGATATTTCTCAATTGAGAAGGGAAGAATTACACAAGAAGTTCTCGGTGGTATATTGGACATTCCCTTCATGAGACCCAAAGAGTTTGGCTACGAAGCCATCCAATCAAAGAAGCAGGGTGTCACCTACAAAAATAAGGATACAGGTGCTATGGTCCACGATAAGCGTCTCTATGTCGCTGGAAAGCGTTTCCTCCTTGACGATGTCTACCTGATGCAAAAGTTGGGTCTTCGCCCGGAGAAAAAGGAGAAAGATCGTCAGCGTATGTACAAACTTGCCAAGATGATTACCAAGACTGCGAAGATCACTCCATCTGACAGCATCAACGCTATATATAACCAAACCCACAACAAGATAAGAAGTGTCCGATTCATGTCAAGAAGAAAAGGAAATGTCAATATGTCCCTCGCAGCCAAGGTGGATCCAACGCGTTACAAAGAGTTTACAACAAAGCCCCGGGAAGAGCGCCTCTCCAAACAACTCGTGTATGGTGTGAAAACATCTGTGCCAAACCTAAACATCCCAGGCTACGCAAAGACTCATGGAAACCAGCGGTTCAACCTCAACAAACAGGAGTGGGTCAAGAATACCTCAAAGTCGTATGTGAAGAATGAATACAACTACAGACCAACTGCGGGTAAAAACATTCCACCTGGGATTGACTATACTAAGTTATTGTATGGATATAAACCAGTGCGTGACAAATGGGTGCCTCGCTCAATTATAAAGAAGGCCGCTATGATACCCTTTATTGGGTTAAAGAATTGAGACGCAATTTACACATAATATGTTGTACAACGCTCCAGCTAAAGGTGATGATGGACTCTATTTCGTGAAAGCTCTCAATGATAGCAAGCGAAAATGCCTAGTTCAATTGAATAAAGTAAAGGTTGATGATGTCTCAGGTGACATCGTTTTTGAACTTGCGAGTGAAGCTAATGTTCAGAAGATTGGGGCGATTGATACCCTCAACCTTGAAGCGGCTCGTGAAAATTGTGAAACTTGGTTCGGAAAGCAACTTTCCGAAAAAGTGATTGAAGGTGCATACACTTCCAGTGTCGCCGACGGTCAAGTCACAGGCGAACGCATTGAAGTCACCAAGGCATTCAACGCGCAACAAGAATCTGTTGACATTGAAAATGTTCAAGCGGGTAAAGTTTGTGATGTGATTTTGGAATTTGCCGGTCTCTGGTTTGCCAAAAAATCTTTCGGTTCCTCATGGAATGTTGTCCAGGTCAGAGTTCATCCAGACCCAATTTTGGACACATACCCAGAAGAGTATGCCTTTGTTGATGAGGTTGAGGAATAAAAAAATTGTTGATCATATATAAAAGATGATGAAGAAGGGTCGTGCTCAAAACCTCATGATGTTGGCCGCGGTCGCCGTGTTGGTCTACTTGCTCTTCACTATGAACAACAAATCTGCTTATTCAATTCGTGAACGCGAATACTCCATGCTCGAGATGGCGCCAGCTGCGGGTCCAGCCGCGGCTCCAGCCCAAAATGGTTGCGGTATGGACAAGGGTGTTGGTTTGGCGTCCTCCCTCCTCCCACGCGAGGTTGCGTCTGCCGAAGACTTTGGTGAATTTGCCCCAGAAGACATCCTCGCGGGCCAAAACTTCCTCGAGCCACGCCAGCAAATCGGTTTCCCAGAATCAGTTGGCGGTGCTCTTCGCAACTCGAACCAGCAAATTCGCTCGGAACCACCAAATGCCAAAGAGCCATTTGTTTGGAACAACTCTACCATCGTTCCAGATACCATGATGCGCTCTTTGTGCTAAATTTCGCTTAAAGATTAGACCTTAGCTTTATGTAAATAATGTCAGTGCCCAATGAACTTTCCGAGAGCGTCTCCAAGCTTGTGGAGCTCTCAAAACAACTTTCTGAAGCAAAATCTGATATCAAAATCCTTAATCAAGAAGAGAAGAGACTCAAGGAGTCTGTGAAGCGACACATGATTGACCAGGGCATTGATACCATTAACCTCAGGAAAGGCAAGATCAGCCTTCGTAAATCTGTCCGCAAGGGATCTATGAATAAAGATGCAATCCGTGAAGGTCTTCTCACATTTTTTGGTGGTGATGAAGCCAAATTGGAAGGGGCTCTTAATGCCATCCAGGACACTATTAAAGTAAAAGAATCAACCTCACTCTCATTAACTGGGATAAAAGAGAAGCTCGAGAACGAAGATAAGTAATAACCATGGTTTGGAGTCAATACGTTTACGAAGCTACGGCGGGATATGATGTTCTCCCAAGCGATGAAGAAGAATTTGAAGATGACATTCATCTCAGTGTTGAAGATTGGCAAATCAAATACTCAGATGAACTATGGGAATTGTGGAGACGCGTTGAACAACTTATTCACGATGCATTCCTTGAACACACACTGATGACGGAATGTACATTTTCCGATTTCGCGGAGTTTTGTTACAATGAACACCATGGTGATTGCGACTTTGTTTGGATTCCATATGAATCAAATTTGTCGTATATCTGGAGACATATCCAAGAATACTTGGAAGATACAGGTCTCTATCATGAATTCATGCCCGGTGCTACATTTGATCATTGGGTTAAGTTTGCAGCAGAGCATACTA